CAGCACCGGTTCAATCCCAGAAATTTTAATCTACGGAGACATTGCTGATTATAATATTGATTCCGCAACATTCCGTAGGGACTTGTTTGCTATCAAGGCACCCGAGGTAAATGTTCGGATTAATTCAAGGGGTGGTGGTGTCTTTGAGGGTATCGCAATTCATAACGCACTCAGGGACCATCCAGCCAAAATAACCGCGTACATCGACAGTCTTGCAGCGTCTATTGCTGCTTATATTGCGATGGGTGCAGATATCAGAGTAATGGCTAAGGCGTCCAGAATGATGATTCACGAAGCGCAGGGGGTCGTAGGAGGCACAGCAAAGGATCTAAGAGACACGGCTGACCTGCTGGATGACGCGAACTCTATGCAGATCGACGCTTTTTCAACAGCCACCAGTCTTGGTCGTTCCGTTGTCAAAGAAATGCTGGCTGTCGAAACATGGTTGACCCCTGAACAAGCAAAGAAACTGGGTTTTATTGATGTCATAGAAGGCGAAAACGAGCAGGGCAGTAGGGCTCAGTTTGATTTGTCGCCTTTCAAAAACGTACCAAAAGAAGTGTCCGCCGCATTCGGGAAAACACCAACAGAGCGAGACGTTGAACAACTCCTGCGGGATGCCGGAGTTTCACGGAAGGACGCCATGACAGCAGTGGCCGCGATTAAAGGTGAAGGTCAGAGGGATTCTGACGAAGCCGAAACGTTGGCCGAGCACTTATTGGCGAAAATTGAAACCGACAACCTTATCAGCAAAATAAAAGGAGTGAAAAATTGAAGGATCTTTTTGCAAAATTGAATACTGCTTTCGATGAATTCAAAATCGAAAATAATACACGGCTTGCTCAGATCGAAGCCAAGGGCACCGCCGACCCGCTTCTTGAAGCCAAAGTTGACACTATCAATGCAGCGATTACCGAGATTGACGCAAAATACAAAGCTCGGATTGATGAAATCGAAGCTAAGTCCAACCGCGTTGGGCTGCAATCTGAGGGAGATGTTGCGAAAGCCGAATACAGCGTAGCGTTTAGTGCTTTTGCTCGCAAAGGTGACATTCAGGCCGCACTGTCTACCGGCAGTGACCCTGATGGTGGCTACTCTGTGCCAATCGAAGTTGACAAGCAAATGCTTGACCTTGAACAAAATGATGTGTCAATGCGGCGATTGGCCAATATAATTTCACTGGGAACCCCCAATTATACCAAACTCGTAAATATTCACGGCACTGGGTCAGGTTGGGTTGGGGAAACGTCTGCGCGACCGGTAACTGCTGGCCCATCTATCGCCGCACTAACTCCCTACTGGGGAGAAGTTTATTCTAACCCTGCAGCTACTCAACAGATGCTTGATGATAGCGCATTTAATGTAGAGCAGTGGCTTGCCTCAGAAATTGCCGCAGAGTTTTCGCTTGAAGAAAACGGGAAATTCATTGCAGGTGATGGTGTAGCTTGTCCCAAGGGGATTTTGGCTTACACTATGGCGACAACCGCCGACAAAACCCGTGCTCTAGGCACCTTGCAATATGTTAAGACAGCCGAGGCCGCAGCGTTCCATGCTGCGTCTGCAACCGTTTCGCCCGCCGACTGTTTGATTAACTTGCAGCAGGCATTGAAACCAGCGTTCCGCAATAACGCCAAATGGCTGATGAATTCGGCAACCGTCGGACTTGTTAGAAAATTTAAAAATGCAGTGCAGGGTGATTTGATCTGGCAACCTGGGCTGCAAGCTGGTCAGCCGTCCACCTTGCTAAGTAAAGTAATCGAAGAAGACGAGGAAATGCCTTCAGTCGGAGCGAACGCATATCCGATTGCTTATGGCGATTTTAAGCGTGGATATACTATCTGTGACAGGATCGGTACTCGTGTTTTGCGAGACCCGTACACCAACAAACCGTATGTGATGTTTTACACCACCAAGCGCGTTGGCGGGTTTGTGACCGACAGCAACGCTATCAAAATTATCAAATGTGAAGCATAAAACCAAGGGAGCATAGATTATGAACGATCTGCATAATAATTGTCGCACTCTGCGGATATTGTCACCTGCCGCCGCTGGGACCACTGGGACCGGACGAACCGGGACCATTATCGACCGCCAGGATTACGGCGGCGTAGAGTTGATTATGGATTACGGCGCAGTAGCTGCAACAGGCACAACTATAACCGTAACCGTCCTTGAGGGCGCTGTAACCGGCACCATGACCTCTGTCGCTGACGCTGACTTACTCGGCACCGAAGCCCTCGCAGGGTTGGCAGCCCAGGCAAGGACATCTGGTGTTGGTAAAAATGTGACGAAGCGTGTCGGGTATAAAGGCAGTAAGCGATACGTAACCGTTAAAGAGGTCCCAACTGGCGCGGCTTCCGGCGGCACCACCAATAATGACATCGTTGGTTGTGTTGCAGTGTTGCATAGCCCAAAAATTGCACCGACCGTTAACCCGTAATTTAATATCGGCTGTGCTGCCCATCCCAGACACAGCGCCGGACCCGTAACCGGCAATTATTAACCCTGGATGGGAGGATAAATGACACCGGAAAGAGTTGCAATCCTGGGCCTTGGCCCTTCCGTAAATCAGTTTGTTGAGTTTACCAAACGCAATGGCAGCAGAAAAACATTGTGCGATGAGGTGTGGGGGATAAATGCCCTTGGCGATGTGTTCAATTGTGATAAAATTTTCCATATGGATGATGTCCGCGTCCAGGAAATCAGAGCAAAAGCGGAGCCAACGTCAAACATTTCAGCAATGCTCAAATGGCTAAAAACAACAGATGTACCAGTTATTACAAGCAGGGCTCATCCAGACTACCCAGCGTTGCAGGAATTTCCGTTAGAGGATGTGCTTAATTCGCTACAGTTCGATTATTTCAACTCAACAGCCGCTTATGCTGTCGTTTACGCAATTCACATCGGAGTTAAAGAGCTGTCCTTGTTTGGTGTCGATTACACTTATCCAAACGTACACGACGCAGAAAAAGGCCGGGCCTGTGTCGAGTTTTGGCTAGGTATTGCAACGGCCAGAGGGATCAAGATCAGGTTGCCAAAAACAACGAGCCTGATGGATGCAATGATGTCCAGGGAAAAACGGTTGTATGGGTATGATACGCAAAAAATAACTTTTAACAAGGATGGAAAAGGCGGATTAAAGCTGGAGTTTAAAGACCTTGAAGAATTACCAACCGCTGAGCAGGTTGAGGCAAGTTATGACCACAGTGTCCACCCTAACCCACTGATGGAAGAGGCCGAAGATGATCCTGTCTCGAACAATTGCACCGGCGACTGAGCCGGTAACGCTAACAGAAGCAAAGGCCCATCTTGGCGTCACCATAACTGACGATGATGTGCGTTTAAATTCGCTTATTACGGTAGCCAGGGAGTGGGCTGAAAGTTATACCGGGCAGGCTTTTGTATCGCAAACATGGGCAGCGTATTTTGATGATTTTCCTTTAGGTGATACAATCAGGCTGCCTGGGCCATTGTTATCAATTACGTCTGTTGGGTATGTTGATCAAGACGGAGAGTTGCAAGCCTTTGCAGATTACACGTTAGACGCAGCAGGCGGCCGTATTTTTTTGGACTATGATGCAGACTGGCCGGACGTGCGAAACATTGAAAATGCAGTGACGATCACGTTTGTTGCTGGATACGAAACCATGCCAGAGTCGATTAAATCAGCAATTAAATTGCAGGTTGAGATGCTGTACGACAGACCAGATACAGCATACTCGGCGGCTATCAACAATGCTATTGCTGCGGTGCTTACACCCTATCGAGACATGAGGAGATTGTGAGAGCCGGGAACCTACGTCACTTAATTGACATACAGCAGGCCATTGAAATAAAAGACGCCTATGGGGCCGTCACAGAAACATGGATATCCGTTGGTAAGGTCCGGGCCGGGATTTATCAGTTATCTGGGCGTGAGTATTTCGCTGCGCAGCAAATAAACAGCGAGATAAACGCGAAGTTGGTGATTCGCTATCAAGGGAACCTCAACACGAAGATGAGGGCGATTGTTCCAGGCACTCAGCGGTGTTTTGATTTTCAGGCGATAATCGATAAGGCAGGCAAGGGGCGGGAGTTGGAGGTTTTGGCAATTGAGCAGTGCGCAGTGAGCACGGCGGTTGTCACAACTCCATATTATTTCAGCAGCGACTTTTCGGTGGATTTTGCATGAGTGATACAGCCAGAACACCAGCCGAGTTATTGGCAATTTTTGCAGACGGTCAGGCAGAGGGGTCTATTACTCCACAGGATATGCGGGACCTTATTGTGTCCGTGCAGGGATCGTATGGAGGCCTTGAAATAAACGTAGCAGAGGAAACTCAAATTTTAACCGCTGGGACGTTTGTGAAGGCCGCTGGTACCACAAACCTTATTGTCCCTAGCAATAACTTCAGCATGACAGGAAATAACAGGCTTTCATACACGGGGACGGCTACCCGTAATTTCTTGGTGGTCGCTGGAATATCATTCACTGCCGAAGCAGATTCAAAAACGATATGCTTTTCATCCGCGATAAATGGGGTTGTAAAAACACCACGGGTATGTGCAACCATTGGAGAGGGAGATTACACGTCAGCGGTTGCAGGCGTGCGAATAGTTACCCTAAGCGAAAATGATTATTTGGAACTTTTTGTGACCAACGAAACGTCAACAGACAATATAACCGTTACTCAGATGGGTTATTTTGTAGTGTCTTTTTTTGGATAGGTTTATTGATGAGCATCGAGACGGTACTTTATGACAGGTTAACCAACCATGTCGGGCTAGAGGCATTAATTTCTAGTCGCTGTTATCCTTTAGTTTTGCCTCAATGCGCAGTCCTGCCGGCCATTAGCTATTCACGCGTTTCAACGGTTAGAAATAGCGCAATGGGTGTTGATATACAACTTGTCGCCATGCGCCTTCAGGTGTCCGTGTGGGCATCGTCGTTTAGCTCTGCGATAACTGTTGCCGCGCAAGTCAGGGCCGCATTGCAACGGTGGTCAACAACGACCGGGACAGTCATCCAAGATATTTTTTATCTTAACGAGACAGACCTGCACGAACCACAAACCGGTAGTTATCATATTGCCTGCGATTTTGAGGTTCATTATGAGGAATAAAAATGTCTGAAATAGTTTTGAAGAATCAGAAGCTGTGGTTTGGCGGTTATGACCTGTCGTGCCAGATGAATGCTCTAGGGCTTGATTACGGAGCAGAGATGCAGGACAACACGACCTTTTGTGATGATACCCGCAGCAACTTTGGAGGCCTGAAAACTGTCGCTATGCAGTGCGAAGGGTTCTTTGATGGTGACCCTTACGACGAAGCTTTGTTTTCCAGTATCGGCGAATCTGACATGCCTATATCGTTTGGATCGTCTGGCGAGGAAGGCGACCCGGCATATACATTTAAATCAATCCTCGGCGAGTACTCCCCAGGTGGGACGGTTGGAGAAATACTGGCATTTTCTGTTGGTGGGTCTGCAACTGGT